AAATGACTTCGGGGCCAATGTCAGAAGCCTGGATGGCTTGAGCCATAACGTCCGTGACGGGAAGGTTCGGGTTATACGCGACTTGTTCAAAGTCCTCGTATCGGTCCCTAGCTTCTTCTTCACGATCCTTATAGGACTCTAAGATCGCCGCCTGTTGGGCTGCGGCCTCGCGCTGGGCTAGAAGATCCCGAGCCTTTTGCTCCGCTAACGCTTCCGCGTATTGCTGAGCATTTTCGAAATCATCTGGCGCAGGTGGAGGTGCGGCGGGCGTTCGCGCCTGCTGCTCCGCAAGCCGTTGGGCCTGCTCTCTTTCCCATTTGCGCTGTTCTCTTGCTAGGCGCTTGCTTACAATCGCGTCCAACTCTTCCTGAGAGAACGATTTTGTAGGCTGCTGTTCCTCCGGCGTCGATACATCAGATTCCGGCGCTGCCGTGGCTTCCGGTTCCGGCGCGGGGCTGATCTCCGCTACAGCCTGTTCTTCATCAGACATTACGTCTCCTACCTAGCTGTCCGGCTAGTCGGTTAGTTTACAATGCCATAGAGTATTTGACGTGTCAAACGCTCCACGGTAATGCAGGGACTACGACGGCAGGATTGCCAATGCTGGCAAGCGCTGCCGCCAAATTCTGCTGGGTCAATGCAACGCCATCTGCGCCAAGATCGTTCTTGACCCAAGTAAGCACCTGCGTTTTTGTGAGATTTTCATAAGGCACAAACGGGCGGTCGTCATTAAAATGGATCATTTGATTTCCGCAGACACTTGTGGATTTTCCACCTTCAGTAGCTGTGGCGGTCCATTTCACTGAAGTCACGACATTAACCCGGCCGTCTAATTCAGGGGCGCACGCCATTTCGACGACATCCCAAGCATACGTAATAGCCATCTTATTTTCCTTCCAGAGCCGTTAGACGCTGTTTAAGATCAGCATTTTCGCTCGAAAGTTCCTGAATCGCTTTCACAAGATAAGGAAGAAGATTAAACTGAATCGCCAGTTTTCCGTCTTCTTTCTTGGCGACCTGACGCGGCAGAACATTGACGTATTCTTGGGCGATAAAACCTTCGTCATGGCGGCCGGAGTCGATATAATCAAATTCAACCGCGCGAAGCGCATTGATTACGCTCAGACCGTTCGCAAGATCAATGATATTTGTCTTGATCGACACGTCAGACGTAACAGACCAAGAAGCGCTGTTATTCTGTTGATACCATCCGCCAGCATTCTGCCAATACGCGCCGACATTAGCCGCGCCGTCAGACAAAACGACATAATTATTGCCCGTTGCGCTAATCGGAGCAGCGCCCCCCAGATAGCTACCAATAATTACATTGTATGAGCCGGTTGTGACGCTATACCCAGACGCATGACCCAGAAACGTGTTGAGCGTGCCGGTGGTTGTGTTAAAACCCGCGCTATTGCCAATACTCGTGTTATTGTTGCCGGTTATTTTGTAGCCTGAGTTGAATCCTATGGCCGTAGACCCGCTGCCAGTATTGAGTAAATGCGCATTAACGCCAATAGCAGTGTTGTTGTTCCCGGCGGTATTGGCTGAAAGGGTGGCATATCCAACGCCAACATTACTGTTGCCGCTGGAATTTAACGTGAGCGACGATCCGCCAATAGCGGTATTACTGCCGCCGCCAACATTAGCCGCTAATGCCGCCGCGCCGATAGCCAAATTAACGGAACCGGTCGTATTCGCCGCTAAAGCCCCTGATCCAATAGCCGTGTTAGATGTGCCGCTAGTATTCGAGTTCAACGCCGTAGCGCCAAAAGCCACATTGGAAACTATCGCGCTATTGCCGAGGCCAACCGTCATTCCTTGAATGGACCCTGCGCCGGTGACTGTAAAAGTCCCTGACACCGCGCCATTGCCGCTTTTATCGACAGTGAACGACCCAGTGGTCGCGCCCGTCGAACTTAAGTTGATAAGATATGAGCTTGCCGCAGAGGCCGTGTTCGTAACGACCATCTTGATACCGTTGAACGCCGTTCCGGCGGCGTTCCAAGTATCTGTAAGATTATAAATATAAGCCATTACGCCCTCGTCTCTATCTCAAAACCTTCGCGGTCAAGAATTGCAACATCAAAACGATCAAAGATCGCTTGTGAGGGTATGGGGCCGGAGCCACCCTCACCGACCGCCGGCATAAACGGCCCTAAACCACCTTCATACGAGGCTGGCTGAATGCGAAGCTGCGGCCGAAGCCGCATTTCATCGCCATTTATGGACCGAAGCCGTATCGTCATGCGTAATAGCTGATGTTGAGCTTAGCGCTTGCGGCAGTTTCGATGAATTTGATTCTGTTGAAGTCGCCGTCATAGCTAAGTGACGCGCCAACAAAGATTGGCATTCCGACACTTGCCGTGGGGTTCGTGCCGTCGTCGCGCCAACGCACGTTCTGCGTTTCCGGCACGATCAAAGCCAGTGTAGCACCTTGGGGGACGGTCAAACCAGCGGCAGAGCTAAGCGACGTGATCTGCTGATAGCCCAAGCAGACAGTAGTAGATTTCAGACCCATAATGCCCTCTTTAGGCTAGGAATTTCAATTTATACAGCGTTGAGAGATATAAGTCTACAATGCCGTCGATGATGTTCTGGATGGCGGAGTCGTCTTTATACTCTTTTCGCGCCTCTTCGATCTCTTTTAGAGAATCTTCAAGAAATTCAACGACATTGTTGGTCTTTTTAGCCGAATGCAGCGTGATCGGCCCGATTAGACCGTAACGGCCCTGATAGGCTTCCGCCAGATCGTCGGCCAAGTCGATCACTTTGCTGTAAAAGCCGCCCAAAGCCTTGTGTTTGGCGTAAGACCGCGTGTTTAGATGCACCGAATGGGTCACATCGCGGGCTAGAAACAGGTGTCCGATCAGATCCGCGCAGCTCATTGTCCCATTTCCCTCATTGGCGTGTTGCCCGGCACGATGTCGCCCATGTCCAGCGCCGCCGCGATGGTGCCTTGCACGATGTCCTGCACCTGTTCAGGCGTCATGCCCGCCTGCATGGCCGACAGACGCTTAGTTTCGGCGTCATAAGCCTTAATCTGCGCGTTTTGCTCGTCAATCGCCAGTTTCTGCATCTCGTAGGACTGCATAAGCTGCTGGATCTGGGCCGTTGTGGCTTCCATTTCCTGCGCCATCTGTTCCATCTGCATACGCATGGCCTGCGCTTCCGGCGATTCGTCCGTATCCTGAAGCACTTTCGGATCGAGCATCTTTTCGAACCGCTTGGCCATCGTCTCCGCGCCTGGCCAGTCCATGTTCTTGACGAACAGATCACCCGCAACGCTCCAGAGCGCCGGGTTGGTCTGGAGGATCTGGCCCATCGTGTCCATCGCCTCCTGCTTGCGCGTCATGTAGCTAGGACCGGAGCTAACCTGAACGTCATAAGTGCCGACATTCGGGTTGTAGATCTTGGCGATCTCGATGCCTTCTTCGTTGACGATCTTACGCACCGCCTCCGGCTGAGCCGGATTGATGCGCGCCATGTCCACGTCGCCCTCGACGTTGATGATGCGGGCCACGCGCTGCGTGTCGTAGATCTTCGGGATCAGATCGACGAGCTGGCGCGCGACATACTTTACCGCCCGCGCGAGGTTGTCGACATAATGATAAGTGCTCGTGTCGCCTTGCCGCTCCCTAGCGAGGATCGCACGACCCGTCCGTTCGTTGGAAGTCGCCCCAATGCTACTATCGTACTGGCCAGTGGTCGACTTGATGTCTTCGCCAGCCCCCATCTTGGCTTGAATAAGGCCCGTTTGAGCCATCGGAGGCTGGGCGCGTTCAGGTAGCGGTAGCGGGTTTCCGGCCCCGTCAGTGACATCGGGATTGACCTCCAGATACGGCCAGTTGTTCGTATTGGCCGTTTTCCAGTTCGTCTCGTAGCCTTCGAACTGGCCACCGTAACCAATGAACGGCGCTTTGGGGGCCAGAGCAAGCATTTCAGCTTCCTGGCTGACCCAGTAGTTATACATGCGCTGCGCGTCTTTAGCGTTACGCACCAGACCGCTAATGTAGATCTGACCGTCGACCTCGAACTCGTTGCCGACAACGCGGATCATGGGGATATACTTACCCGCCCAGTCGCGCTCTTCCAGCACCTCATAGCCGTTGGTCTTGATCCATTTGACCTGCTTGCGGTCGCTCTCACGGCTGCGCAGCGGCTTGCCATAGGCGGCCATGAGCCGCTTGTCCTCCGGCGTGCCTTTGAAGGCCGTGATGTTGTCCGGGTAGAGGTTCAGCGTCGCCTTGCGATGCTCAATGTAGAAATACTCAGCAATGCGCACCGTCTCTTGGCTGACCCACATGCTAAGCGTCTGGTCGCCCACACCCTGCGACATCATACCAGTCACAGGCGTGGCGTCGGGATACATGCGCTCATATTCGGCTTTCGGAATGTCTTCCGTAATAAAGCACCAATTCGCGTCTTGACCGCACGGGTCTTGGATCATTGGGTCCATGTAGACGCTGAAGCTGCTACGGACGCGAGCGATGCGGATGTCCTGTTCGAAAGAGTCTTCTTTCGTGTATTCCGTCAGAATTCGGATATAGCCTTCGCCGTATGTGACTTGGTTGTCGCAGGCCGTATCGTAGGCCACGTCGGCGTCGGACATATACTCAATATGCCGCACGATGCCGTCGAAGATCTCCGCGACCTCCGGGTCGGCGTTCTCATCGGCAGGGATGACGCGGGCGGTCGGGCGGTTCTGGCGCTGCTCGTTCGTCACGAGGCGCACGTGCTGCGGCAGCTTGTTGATCGTCAGGCACGGACGCGCGTTGATCGTTTGCCCCTGCACCGCGCCTCTGGTCGCCAGCACGTCCGCCGGCCATTGCCAGGCGTTGTCAGGCGAGCCCGCCATGAACCGCAGGTCGTCCAGCTCATCTTCGCGTGAGTCTGAATAGGCCGCCTGCGCCACGGTGAAGCGGTGACGCATGGTGGCCAGACGGTCATCGTCTGGGTTGTCGGAGACTTTGCCGGCGGCGATTACGTCATCAGAAGCCATTACATATCCTGCCGCTGTTCTTGGCGAGCCAGTATCTTAGCCGCTATTCCAGCGCCTATCGGGCCCATTAGACCGTATTTACGCATAATTTCAACCAATTTGTCGTCAAACACAACGTAATTGCGCGAGCCCTCGCCGGCGGCGCGGGATTTTGCATCTAAATATCTGACCCCTTTTATGCCGGCTTCGCTGTATGTCTTAGAAAATGCCGGGTCGGATATATCAAAAGAATGTGGCATAAGCCCAGATTCCATAAGCTGCCCGACCGGCACATTACCGTATTCTTTCAACTTACGTTCGGCGTTAGGTAATTTCATAAAAGCCGCTAAAACTTCAGGACTCTGCGCGCTTAATGTCTTATCCCAATCCAATAATTCTTCGGGCCGCGCGTTGATACTAACTTCGTACATATGCCCTGTGTTGCCCGTAAAATCTTCGGGTTTAATTGTCCGCGCGATTTTAGCTTGTTCAATAGCTTTCCGTGCATAATCTTCGCGGATAGCTTTCAATTCAGGGGGCGATTCCTTAAATTCTTTAACTGCATGCTGCGCGTATCTTAGGTGATCTTTTTGCGCAAGTGCAATAGCTTCGCTTGGTGGCATACCTTGTTTTATATCGTTAGAAATAATTTCGGCCACATCCATTTCAGCGTGGGGTATATCTATCTCACCTATTGGTTTTCCCTTGTATAATGGGTGCGTTAATTTATCACGGTAATATTTAGCTAGGTTTTCAGCTTCAGCAAAATACAGCCCATGCCCGAACGATTGCGCGCCTTCGCCTGTGCCGATCTTGTTGATGTCAAAGCGCGGAAAGTCGTGCGGCGAGCCATGATACGCCCGTATGCCCTTGGCCACGTCCTGCGCGATGGCTTGCTCGGCCCTAGCCGCGACGTTAGCGCCGGGCAGCGGCAGCATGGCCATGATCGCGCCCTTGGTGTCGCCGGCACGGGCGGCCTCTTGGCCCTGTAGCACGTTACCGGTGCCGGGCAGGTAGCCAAGAATGTCGGCTATGCCTGTCGCAAACTGACGACGCTCCGGCGACGGGCGTGTGTCGCCCATCAGATAGGCCGCGATCTGCTCCTTCCATGACGGCTCATAGGGCCGTAGCATGGCATTACGCGGTTCAGGAGCGAGCGCGTTGACAGGCATTATTTCTTTTTCTTAGCCGCCGCGCGCTTGGTCGAGTAAGCAATAGCGACGGCCTGTTTCACCGGCTTACCGGCGGCGACTTCCGCTTTGATGTTCTTACGGAAGGCGTTCTTGCTGGTTGACTTAACTAGAGGCATTACTTCTTCCTCGTCTTAGCTGACTGCTTGAACGCCTTGGCGGTCGGTGCGCCCTCTGCGCCGGGCTTGCGCATCTTTTCGCCCGAGCCTGCTTTGATGCGTGCGCGCTTCGCGTGAATCGCAGCGTAGAGTCCTGGCTTACTTGCCACAGTTCCACCTCTTCATGCTGGCCTTCGCCCGTTCGGCGTTCTTCGACTTAGCGACCACGCCGCCCATGCGCGCACAGAACGACTTCTTACGGCCCTCGTCGGCCTTGGTCTTAGGGTTAGGAGCCGGCGGCTTCAACTTGCTGCCCGTGGCGGCATTATACTTAGCCCGGCCCTTGGCCGTCAGCCCAGCGCCCGCCTTCGTCGACAGCTTCTCGCCACGCCCTACTGACAGCGATACCATCTCAATGTCCCATCCATCCTGAAGAGGCTGCGTTGCCACCATAGGTCATGCGCGGTCGATTGTCCACTGGCCTTGCCTCGCGGTGCGCCACCGGATACGCGAACGTCACGGCGATAGCGTCGGCGGCGTCGGGGCTGGCCAGCCCGCGCGCCTTCATGTCCTTCTTGCTCTCTAGGAATATCGTCCCCTTTGAGTCCGGCTTCATCATTGGGCCGGTCAGGTCGCTCTTGAGGAAACGGTCGTTGGGGATGCTGGCCGTCTTCAGCCACTCCCGCATGGCGTGCCACATCTCGGCGCGCTTGTTCCCGAACATGACGGGCTTCGTTGAGCGCATACCGAAGTTCACGCCTCTGATCTTATACCGTTGCTCCTTCAGCCGGTCGACCACGCCCGCACCTAGTCCGCCCTCGTCGATCACGACGAGTTGGGGCCTGAACTCCTCGATGATGTCGATGACCCTGCCCACCACCTCCATCGTGTCGTCGCCCCGGTAGCGGCGTATGCCGATGATGTCACGGCCCTGCCGGATAGCGATGACGGTAGCGTCAGCCCCGAACCGCGCCGGGTCCACGCCCACGATTATCGGAGCCGTCTGGTCCTTCTGTGGTGGCCGTGTCTGCGCGTCCATGACCAGTGATGACGGTATGAACTGGTCATCCGATGCGTTCGGGAACGCGCCGTAGACCTCGACGTGGGCTTGGCTTGAGTCAGGTCCGTATTCGTCGATGATTTGCTGATAAACGGCCTTATCAGTTCCCTCCACGCTTCTGGCGTCAACAACCTTGTTTCGCCAGAACTCGCGCTTGCTGTTGAAGCACTCGTAGAAATATCCGCTGTTACGGCGGGGGTTGCTGAAAGCAAGCCAAAAACGATTAGGAGTGTTCTCTGTAAAGAAGCCACTGGCCACCGCCCAGATAGAGTCATCAATACCGCTCGCCTCGTCGAACACGAGCATGACGCCCGCGAAGTTATGCACGCCCGCGTAGCTGTCAGGGTTCTCAGCCGACCACAGCCGCCCCTCTACGCCCCAGTAGCGCGTGCCCAGCTTCAGATCGCGTTCGACCAGCTCCGCGATCCACTTGGCCGGCAGCACTCGCGTTGCGGACACCTCGAACCAGTGGGTGTTAAGGCTCATTGATAGCCACTTGGTGATCTCGGCCCAGGTGACGCTGCGGAGCTGCGCCTCTGAGTTGGCTGACACGATGGTCGTCGAGCCTATGCGGGTTGTCAGCATCCAGATCACGAGCCAGCTAACGAGGGCCGACTTACCGATACCGCGACCCGATGAGGTGGCCATACGGAAGGTTTCGTAATCTACCTTGCCGCCGTTCTCGCGGATGTGATCGCGCAGGTCCATCAGCACCTGCAACTGCCACTGACGCGGGCCTGTGAAGCCCTCCAGCGGCGTGCCGGCCTTACCCCACGGGAACGCCATCCTCACGAACGCGACCGGATCGTTCTTCACCTGCGCCGACCATAGCGTCGCCATCAGCTTCTGTTCTTCGTCCGCGCTATAAATCGGAACTTGCATTATTCAGCCTTTCCGCCGCCGATCATGTGAAGCGATGGATACATGCGCAGGATCTCCGGCAAATGTCCCGCCCCCATAAAATACGCCCCATCCGGCTGGGCCAATAAGAACTTGTTGCGCCAGCGTTCGGCGCTTTTGGCGAACTTGTGCGGCTCCTTGCCGCCCCACATTTTGTCTTCGCCCTCAGACAGGAACGCCGTTACGTTGCGCTCAGTCGCCGGTTTTTTCGACTGATTCAGCATACCCATCTCAGACAAGAACTCTGTCAGCGTCCCATCGTCATAGTCGCGGTCTTTGAAGTAGTTTACGTCGCTGTCGAGGATAGACTGAAAGATCGTCTTGCTGCTGTCCGTTATGCGCGGCGCAATATGGTTTTCTTTGACGTTCGAGAATAGCACGAATAGGAACTCGACCGGATAGCCCTTTACGGACTTGGCGAACTTGTCATCCCATGACCCTTTATAGGGAACATCAAAATATTCTTTGTCCCCGCCGTCACCCTCATACCACGCCCCGTCAGCGCGAGCGATCAGATTGATCTTGTCTATCAGATCCTTCGACAGCGGCGGTTTGCGCCCATGCGGCATCCCCACGAATACCTTGTTCGGGTTCTGGAAGATCACCCCGTATGGCGCTTGCATCTAATAGTTCTCCGGTTATTACGCGCTGCTGCGCCTCTTCCAGCGCCGCTATGATGGATATGCGCTGCTCGACCTGCACCTGCACCGACTGCGGAGCCGTCCACTTGTGGACATGCTTGAGGATGTCCAGCGCCGCCTTGGTGTCGCCCTCACGCGCCGCCTTGTGCAGCACCTCCGACATCTCCGCCTCGCCCTCAGCGCGGCCCTTCTGTTCGGCATACTCCGCGATGGGGTCGAACTGCACCAAGCGTCGGTATTCCTGCGGGGTCATGCCAGCGGCGTAGGCGAGCGTGTCGCCTTTCAGACCTTTGCGCGCGGCTAAGTAAATGCGCTCTAGGACGGCTTCCGTCGCTTCGATTTTGCGCGGCTCATAGGGAAGAGATTCAAACGTCATAAAGTCTTTTAGCACGGAAATAAAAAATAAAAAAGTTCGTGGATTTTTACAAAAAAAATAAAAAAGTTCGTGCAGACCCTTCGTATTTTTTAAAGGAGATCCTTCGGCCCAGCCCCCGCCCTGTTTACATACCTGATACGTTATAACATTACGTTTACAATTATGAATGTACAATTAAAGTATTGCGTTAAGTTTACATACAATGGCTGCGCTTATGCTTTATACAGTTTATACTATTTGCCAGCAAGTCGGGATCGGGATCGGGATCGGGATCGGGATCGGGATCGGGATCGGGATCGGGATCGGGATCCTGGCTTGCGCTTGGGTGCAGCGGCGTCGGGGCGAGGCGGTTTATATGCAGTTTATGCAGTTTATACAGCCAAAAAAAATCGGTTGCAGATAAATATGTATGTATACAACTTAACATTTTCATAGGTTGTTATCTTTACTTTAATATAAATCGCCTAAGTGCCTTGTTCTCAATAGACTTTCGCCCGCCTATCGACCGCATAAACCGGCGCTAACGACTATTTATTTTTCCACCCCGTAAAAAATCTCTTGCCACTATCCACAATCGGCCTATAAATAACATATCCACAGCAAAGGAGACGAACATGCGACTAACAATCTGCAAAGACTACAACGGACACAAAGACGCGCTGTTTATGATGCGCGACGATGACACGCGCAGCGGTTATGAGACGGCGACACGCGGCAAGTATGCGCGCGGCGTGCTGACAACCGATGACGGGCTAACCTATAAGGTCCACGCTGATTGGAGCGTGAGCGCAATCGAGACGGACGCGTTCAAGTGTTACGTTGTCAACGCCGCGCGGCTATCGCCGGCCAAGCGCAACGCCGCGCAACGCGCCGCTCTAATCGCCGCCCGCGCGTTAGTATAACATATCCACACAGGAGCCAAGACAATGGAAACCGCAGCAGACATTAAACAATGGGCAACCGAACAATGGAACGGTCGCCTGTTACATTCCGGCCATCGTAACGTGTTCACACAAGGCGCGGGC